GTTCACACTCGCCACACGATGGATCTGTTCGCATGGACTGCCCTGCCCTTCTAATGGGCGAACTGATGATGATGAGTCACCGAGGATTTGCACCTACATCAGGTCACGCGGCCTGAACGCACCAATGTGATTGGCGTACTTTAGTTTTTCCAAGCTGTTATTACAGCAGAAGCCTCCTGCTTGCTTAGCTCATCAAACTTGACAACCTCACGATTCAGCACATTGCCAATTTCACGCATGGTCTGGCTACCGGGCGTAAAGCCTCGGGTCTTGGCAAGCACTCGAATCATGCCAATCTGCTTCTCAGAAGCCTTGCCTGGGCCTGCCTTGAATGGCACCACGTTGGTTTGTGGTTCGCCTGTGAATGGGTCGGGAATGGGTTCGCCATCGGGGTAGCGCGCAATTTCAACACGCGGCTTCTCGGGTTCTTGCCTAGCTAACACTTCTTGCTTGCTGGCCATCTTGTGATCGATACCCATACCCAGCATGCCCAACACCCGGCCGAGCAGGCTGGTGCTTAGGTTCATCATTTCGCTATCGCGTGTGTATGACGTGCGCCCAGGGAATGGTTCCCAGCAGTACGCAATCATGGGCAGCGGATCGTCTTTGTCGCGCCACAACGTCACGTGCATTTCTAGGTAAAGCTTGCCCTCGACTTCACGGAATATGGGCTGTGATTCCTGCACACGCAGGTCGGGGAACTTCTCTAGCGCCATGCGTAGGCGCGTAGGCACATCGACGTAGTTATCCAGGTTGAAGCTCATGCCAATTCCTCCATTAGTGATACCAGTGCATACCATTCTTTGACCGGCATAACCGCCATCCATTCGCCCACATCGGTAATGCCTGGGCGCTTGGCAATAATCACGCCTGTCCATGCTTTGTCGTTGGCAATCTGCCTGCGCAGCTGCTCAAAGTAGCCGTGCCATGAGTGTGCTTTGCGGTCTTTGACCTCGATCACCACGCCCGGCCAGCCGTTGATATCGCCCCGGTCTTTGTGCGTGCCAGCCTGAATGCGGTCAGCATTGATGCCGTGTGCACGTAACCACTTAACTACAGCCAGTTCGGCTGCATGACCTTTGCGTTTCTGTGGACTAGTCATAGGGGATTGCCATGTCTCCGAGGATGTGCTTGGGGAAGTCATGCAGTGCTTCACGCGCATCAGCCATATGCAGGCAATTCAAGTAGCCGATGGCATCGACCAGCGAATCCTCATGCATCTTGCCTTCCTCTAGCGACTTCATCAGTCGGGCCAGTTTGACGCACACCATGAACATGATGGCCTCTTGCGTGCTGAGGTTGTGGTGGTAGTTGGTGATGCTGCCAAATATGCGACGCACTCGGGTGTAGTCATCGAATGGGTGCCCATATTGGGCCATGCGATCACCTTTGGTGAGTTGCCAGGCGCGGTAGGCCGCGTCACCTGGGTCAATGTTGCTGCTGGTCATTGTCATCCTCCATGGGTCGGCAAAGATACCAGATGGCTACCACGATGTATGTAGCGAACACGCTGAGCATGAATAATTCAGCCCACAACGCGGTCATAGGTGCTCCAGTTCTCCCATCCGTGCTTTGTTGCGATATGCCAGGCCACCCACAAGTTGGTCAGTGGGTCAAACAGTTCCGTGCAGTCATCGATCATGCCTTGGGTTTGCAGGTAGCCACGTGGCCAGTATTTGGTTGGTTTGCACCACGATGGCGTGTGAATCTGCATGAGGCCGAAGCTGTCACCGTTGTCGCCCACTACATCCGGCAGGCACATTGATTCGAGCTCTGCGACCTGCAGGGCTATCCATAGGTCATCCAGCACGAAGCCTGCCCTGAGCGCTGTATCAGCCCATTCTTGGCAGCCTGGGCCTGTGTATGGGGGCATGGTCGTAATCACGCTAGAAACGCCTGAGGATGCGTCTGAAGGGCTGTCCAAGCCCACCGTGCCCGAAAGGGGAGCCGTGTACACGGTGGACTCGGACACCAGCCCTGCTGTGTCTGTTTCAGGATCTGATACCAGCATCAGGCCAAAGCCGGATACGGCACATGCCGCCATGGCAATGATGGTAAGGGGGTTCATGCGACGCTCGGGTGTTCTGGGTCGATGCGTGGCTGATGGGTGAGCTTTGATGGTTCGCTCCAATCCTCGTCAGCGTTAAATCGGTAACGCAGCTGGGCCTTCACGACCTCGCCTTCAGCGTTCCTGAACACTACCAAGTGGAATTGTTGCGCTGTCTCTGAACAAAGCCCTGTCAGGACTTCGTACGTAATCAGGTTGTGTGTCATGTTTAGGCCCCTCCAGAGCCTGATATGACCTTAGCGCGTCTTTCGGCGCTTGTGGGGGATTTGCAGTTTGACTACTTTTCGCACCATTCGGGCAGGTATGAACAGCACGTTGTCCGAGCCCTGTTCATCGGTGATCGACTGTGCCAGGCATAGGTGCCGGGCATTGGGCTTGCTGATGCGGTAGCCCACGCTGTGCACCACGCATGGCGTGTCTTTCAGGTCGGACTCGTCGTACCAATGGTCGTTGTCAAGTGTGTGGGCATCGTGCCACACCACCAGTACCAGGGGTTTGTCTAGTCCAGCCATACCACGTACTCTGCCGTGACGCGGCCTTTATCTGGATCTACGAAATGTAGGCGCTGGCTTGGTATGCCGGTGGCTGCCACGAACTCGTGTGCGTATTCATTCAAGCTCTCAGGGCTACCAGTCACGTAAATTCTGCCTCCATTGCTCATCGTCAATGTCATTGGGGTGTGAAAATGTCCAACGTAACAGTCATGAAAATCTTCAATAACGCCACCAGCCCACGCATTGACCTTTCTCAGGATCCCGAACGCAGGTGTTTGGCCCCCAAAAGACTTGAATTCGTCTCCATGTACAAGCAAAGCGCGATATTTGCCAATCTCAAATATCTGATACCAAGCGTCACTGCTCTGCCAATCCTTGACCAGGTGACCGACTTGATTGCGCGCAATCTCGTAGCTGATGCGATCAATGTTGTCACCCTTGGGCATTTCGCCATACCGACCTATGCGGCCGTGGTTGCCGTATTCGCACACCACACGCACCGACTCGAAGTTGTTAGCGAGAGTGCTAACAGTTTTGCTGATCAGCCTGGACACCTCGAACAGCTGTTCATAGAGGTGGCTGTCCACCTCATAGGCCTGCCCTGGGAATATGCCCATGCCCTCGACCATGTCACCGCCGAGCATAAGCACTGCCTCGCGTACCGGGTGGTGCTTGCGCTGAATGTCCGTGATGTGCACCACTTTGTCAATGAATCGGTCAATGCGCTGTGCGCACGTCTCGGAGCCATATGACACGCTCTTTTTGCCGAGCTGCCAATCCGTGCAATGAATGACTGCCACCTCAGGCTTGCCTTTGCGTGTGTCCTTTTTGGGTGGCGTGACCTTGATTGGTGGCGTGCCCAGGCTGGCATCCTTAGCCGCCTGATACACCGCCTCGACCAGCTCATCCCGGCTGACCTTCAATCTGCCGTACTGTTGCTGTGCTCGCTTTAGTGCCTCACGCAGTTGCTCGAGCGTCTGATGTTCTTTGATTTCGTCACTTAGAGACATGCTTCATCCTGAATCGATGAATGACGTTGAAGTTGCATTCAAAGCCATGCTTTGTCAGCAGTGATGCGACGGCCTGGTTGCTGTACTGCTCGTCGTAAATCAACTCGTACCACTCCTCGCCGTTGGGCTGCTCATCCAGCCATTTAGCCAAATCAGCCAACTTATTTATTTTTGGCTGGATTTCGTCGCGTAATCCCATTGTCGTGATCCTCCAGGTGGTTGTCAATCTTGCGTTCCACCCTACTCAATATTTTGCGCACGTATGCGTGATCGTCGGCGTTTTCTCGCCGGGCACGCTCAATCAGGATTGCAGGCAGGACAGCCGCCGACACAATGGCAACGGCACTGATTAGGGCTACGTAGATTTCTGTCGGCATGAGTGTCCAGCCATTGCTGCACTCTGGCTGGTATTGATTCTGCCTTGAAATATCGAATGTGCCACGGTTCGGCCCCGGATCGGAACTCCCAGCAGAATCCGAAGCTGAGGCAATTGGCTTCCATCCATTCCAGGCGCTTGCCGGAGGCCTCGAATATGTCCACAGCCAAGCCCAGATTGTGCGTAGATGTACCTGGCACCGCCATCGGGGCCAGCCCTGGCTTGAGGTAGTACTTCTGACCTTTGTAGATTCTGATGGATTTGCTGTTGTTGATTGGTGCTGTGGTGTATCGGGCTAGGAAGCCTCGCTCCTGGGTAGCCAGGTCACGGTATGTGTCACCGACCGATGTGGGCTTGAATGGCCTGATGCCGTCAGCGTGCGCAGCCTTGCGCATTGCCTCATATGCCTGGGCTGCCAGCCAATGCAGGCGGCCATAGGGCCTGATTGAGCGCAGCAGGTAGGCAGGTACTTCACCTGGTTTGACGTTTGCTAGATCAGCCGGGAGTCGTACCGGCTTGACTGGCCTGTTCACTTGCGGCCGTACCGCGTGTCTTTAGTGTTTGCCCAGGCGTAAATCATTGGCAGCACTGCTGCGAGCCCTGCTTTGACGGCGTTTGTTAGATCGTAGTCGCTTGTAATAAGCACGGCGACGCTTCCAGCGACGAAAGCCTTCAACCAATCTTCGAGCATTGGTGCCCACTTCATCAGCCCACCAATGCTTTGATTTCATCAGCCGAAAGGCCCAACGCAGCCAATTTGGCTAGCGCTGATGCTCGAGCTGCTTCAGCCGCCAACAATGCTTGCTCTCGTGCTTCTGCTTCGGCTGCTATTGCCTCGAAACGTGCGACTTCCTCCGGCGTTGCATCTCGCACTACGTCATCAATCTGAACTTTGTGTGTCATGTCATGCCTCAGTTCTTGTAGCCGTAGACGCGGATTTTTCCGCCAGTTAGGGTTCCGGTGCTTGCGAGAAGCGTAAATGCGGTGTATTGCGTTGTGTCTGCCAATACGCCCTGCCCGACTGCGTTTCGACCTGCGTCGACCATTCGCATAGCCTGAAAGTGCATCGCTGTATATTTTGCGGTGTTCGGGCCGAATAGGTTTATTCTTGCGTTTAGTGAGAAAGTCGTGCCGTAACCGACTACCGGGAAGTTGCTCCCAGTATTCGTTTGTGCGCCCGTAATCGTCGTACTGTCGGTCGTCATGTAGATGTGATTCTCTTTGTAGTTGGCTGTGGTTGCGCCGAGTTGTAGTTGTATTTCGATGTTTGTTGACGCAACTCCACCGTCTAAGAGGATTAGGTAGTTGTCGTACGTTGCACTAAAGGCATTAGAAACCGTGACGCTTGCGACTGCGCTTCCGATTGTCGTCGTGCTAATAAGTACGAGCCCGGAATCACCGACCGACACCCATGATGAGCCGTCATACACTTCGGTGCTGTTTGTGTCCTCCAAATAGCTGTATTGGCCTTCAGCCAAAACTTTCTCGCCGGTACCGCCAAACGCGGCTGTTCGAGCAGTGCTGTCAGCGAACACTGGAATACCAGTGTTGATTTCGGTTTGCTGTTGCGCGGTCAATACCTGCCCGGCCGTAAAGGCTGGCACGCTGGTCTGTTGGTTTGCACCCATAGTTACCTCATCCTAATACGTTCGTGCTGTCTAATACGCCGTAAATCGGATCATCCAAAATAAGCGAGTACACCACGGTGGTCGGGGCTGTGTAGAACGTGATTCGATGGCCGCTAGCCACATTGATGATGCCCTGAATGCCCTCCACTGACAATTCGCTTTGTATGGCGCTACCGAGGCCGGGGATTTGTTTGTCGATTCTGATGGTGTCACCAATGTCAATGGTGGCCACATTGTCACGTTCAATGGTTGACAGTGCTGCAAATGACGTGCTCACGCTGGTGTACCTGGGTTCTGGGTTGGGCTCAAGCAGATAGGCGGCTAGATCGTCAATGCTGGTTTGTTCATGCAACAGGCTGTTGGTGATGCTGTAGCTCTGCGTAAAGTATTTGCTGATGCTGCCAGCATCGGTGTCGGTGGCTTCCTTGCCATCCAATCCGCGCACATACGCCCGGTTGACCACGTTGTCGGCATCAAACTCAATCTCAACTTCGTCATATTTAGCGCCGGTGCCATCATCCTTGAAATTGATCACCGAACCACTCAACGTCGCTCCAATACGTTTCTGGAACGTGATTGTGCCGTCACGTGCCACAAACAGTCGGCCCTGCTCAGCCTGGTTGATTTGTTGCAAATAGGCAAGCGTGTTGGTGCCTTGGGGGATTCTGTAGGAGTTGTCGTGGCCCAGATTCACTGTGCCGGTAGCAATGCTGGTGCTGCCTTGGTAATCGACCTCAGGCAACGCAAGGATTGTGTTGATGCGTTGGCCGCTGGTTTGCGCGCTGACACTCAATTCATCAAGCTGGGTTTGTGCGAGTTTGTAGAACTCATCAGCGCATTGCACGTTGACCAAGTTTGGGCCTGCCAACTGGAAGTCGTAGGTGTACCCGGTCACCACGCCCACAAACAGATACTCGCCGTCACGTGATAGGCGCACGGTACGCATCGGTGCTAGCCCTGGTTCGTCGTTGGCTGGATCGTAATAGGGGCTGGTCGAGTCGTATGGCCCGAGAATGCCGGTGTCATCGGTCATCGTGAATGCCATTACGCCTGCACCGAATTGGTAGTCGGTCTTGCGTCGGCCGCGGCTGTACACGATGTTCTGCGTGAATGGCGTTATGTCAGCAAATTGAGTAGTGCCGTCAAGTACATAGCTAGTGTTGTTGAGTACGCCTTTGGTGCTGTCATCAAGCGTGAATGCGTCAACCTGGAAGCCTGTGTCAAGCTCGAGCAGGTAGTCACCTGATTGAACTACTGAGCTGGTCATATCGCAATCTGCAGGTCGAGTGGGCCGCTGCGCCGGTTGTAATCAGTCAACGCATCCACGATCTTGTCGGCCAACGTGGCTTCAGCAATAGCCGCATTGACAGTGACGTTGATAGCACCGCCACCCATGCGCGCAAGTTCGCCAGGCAGGTAGTCGAGCAGGCGTGGATCGTCAGGTCGGTAAAGGCCGGTGTAGTCCGGGGCTACTGGCATGATGTTGACATCGCCGCCGTTGGCTGGTGACACGCCACCACCACCACCACCGCCGCCTTTGATGGTTGGCAGTTTGACTGTTGGCGCTGGAATGGTTGGCAGGCCGCCATAGCGACGCTCGAGCAGGTCGGGGCCGCTCGTAGCGCTTGGCACGCTGGGCAAGCCAGCGCCGGGGATGGTGGGCTGGTTGAACGTAGGCAATTTGATTTCAGGGAACTTGAGTTCTTTGCCGAAGAACTCTGCGATTGATGCCAGGGCACCTACGAGCTGGTACACCGGGCCAAGCACGGTCCCGATGATTGCTCCGAAGCGCCGCCATGATTCGCTGACCAGCCTGGTCTTTTGCTCGAGGTACACCAAGCCAGCCGCCAATGCTGCGACACCGGCAACAGCGAGCACAACCGGGTTGGCTGACATGACCAGGTTGAACGCAGCCTGCGCAGCCGTAGCGACCTTTAGCGCCGTGTTTAGGGCCAGGATGCCGACCGCCAAGCCACCGACAGCTAACGTCAGAATGCCAACCAGTTTTTGATTGGCCTGCACGAAGCCAGATACCTTTTGCAGGATCACTGCGAACTTGTCAATAGCCGGTAGCACCATCTCGCCAAACGTGTCAGCGATACCAGCCAGGGCAAACTGCATTTTGGCGAACGACGATGCGCTGGCCTCAGCGGTACCACCAACTTGTTTCTCAATGGCCTGCAACACAATGTCCTGAGCTTCAAGCATCTTGTTGGACTCGACCAATACTCGGATCTTGTCTTTTTCTTGCTCAGTGAACGTGACACCTGACTTGGCTAGGGCCGTGATGCCCTTGATTGGGTCTTGCAGGGCTTTACCGAGCTGGATGGCGTTGGTTTCGGCTGTACCGAAGCCTGCAGCCGCCAGATCAAGCGCTGCCAGTGTGGCCCGGTCAAACGCGCCGCCAGCATTGTTCACGGTCTTGGTCAGCTCGCTGAACGTAGCCAGCTTGGTTTGCGTGGCTTTGATTACGTCAGCATCAACCGCAATAGTGCGCTCCAGCTGTTCTGCGTACTCTGAAACACGCTTGGTGGCCGTAGGCACGCCCATGCTGGTCAACACTTGATCCAGGCGCTGTGTGGCCTGTCTGGCTTCCTCAGCGCCCTTGGCGGCCTTTACGAGGAATGCTGTCAGCCCGGCAACAGCCAGCCCAGCCGGTACGGCAGCCTTCTTGAGCGCAAACGACGCTTTAGCGCCTGCGCCTTCAAGTTGCTTGAACTCGGCAATGCCCTTACTGATGCCTTTGCCGTCAAACTCGGAAATAATTGGGATTGTTACAGCCATTAGCGAGCCAGTCTACGATTCGCCGCATCGGTAATTTTGTCGGTCAACTTACGCAAGTTGTCGTTGACCTGCTCAGCGTTCTTTTCATAGGTCGGCCACATCAAACGCGATGGCGCACCATAAAGCGTTGACAGCACCTGACCAAGCCGATTCGCGTTGCTTCGACCTGCCATATCGAACACAGTACCGATCGGGCTTTTCATGGTGACGCTAAATACCGCCAGGCTGTTGCCGCGCCTGCGATTGCTGAACCTAGCAATAATTGACTTGCTAACAGCGTTCTGCGCCCATGGCGTAAGCCGCCCAGCTTTCCATTGCCTGCTAAATCCAGACAACGGCAAACGCACCACCTGCACTCGAGCATCCTTGACAATCGGATCCACAATTTGCTTGAAGTCGCGCTTGATTTCCTTAGCCAAATCTGGCTCAAGTTTCTGCAACTCGCGCAACGTTTCTTTCACGCCAACGATGGTGACTGATGCACTAGCGACCACGTTTGTCCCTCATCTTTTTAGCGAGCAGTTGAACGGTAGCCAAATCCTCCATATCAAACTCCACATTGCTGGGCCAGAATCCGGTAGCCAACAGCAGCTCCGCTAATCCGCGTCGGAGGCTGCCGGATCCGTAGGGTGTGGTTGCGCGACCTCTGCCACGCTGAAATCCTCGACCGATTGAAGCCACGTGTCATAGTCGCGGCCTTCACGCTTTTCAGCTGTGAGCGCGTGCCAGGCCATGTACATCAGGTCATCAATACCCACGCCTGATTGCAGATCAGAGGTACGGCGCTTGAACTTGCGTTCCCATGCAGCTGCAGTGGCAATCGTTGTGTTGACCGATTCATTCACCTGCTGCCCGGCTGGTGTCCTGTAGGACACCTGAATGGTCAATTTCACGGCGTGGTGTCCTCAACCAAGGTGCCACCGACCAGCGTGATTTCGACTTCGCTGAGCTCGCCCACCGAACCGTTGACTACATCGAGGGACTCGAGGTAGCAGCCGGTCACTTGGAACTCTGGGTTGGTGGCGCTGATTGCATCCGAGGTTGGCTTTACTGCGACATAGCAACGTGTGCCCACCAAAGAAGTTAGATCGACGTACGTGCCGGGCGTGGCGCTGTACTCCATCAGCAGAGTTGCCGTAATGGTGACGTTGGTGAGTCCACCGACGAACTGGCGGCCTGTGTCACCGAACGATGACTGATCGAGCGATTCACGCGATTTGGTGATGACCACTGACTTGCACTGATCGGTCAGGTCTTTGATGCCAGCAAGGTTGGCACCAATGCCGAACGTGGGGCTTGCGAGATATGTGGTTGCAACAGCCATGTGTCGATACTCCTTGTGTTGGAGGCTCGCTGCAAGCCTGTTGGCATTCTAGTAGCCCTATGGTGCCACTTTTGTGT